AGCCAGTTTCGAGTACTCCGCCTGCAGTGCCTCAGGGGTCAGTGCAGCTGCAGCGTCGGCAGCGGGATCCATCGCAGCGTCAGGTGCGGGGGCACCGTCCGGCGAGGCCGCAGCGTCAGGAGCAGGAGCGCTCTCGCTGCCTTCCTCGGGAGAGGGGGCCGGCGAAGCGTCCGGGGGAGCAGAAGCATCAGCCGCAGGCGACTCATCGGGAGTCTCTTCACCCGGTGCGTCATCCTTGGCCAATTCGCCTTCTGCCTTGGTGAGCTTGTCCTTCTCGGACTCGAAGGCCTTGGAGAGGTCGGTTGCGACCTCCTCAAGTAGAGCCTTCAGCTCAGATTCTTTGATTTTTGGAAAACTCATGGTCTGTCTCCTTGCTGTTCAGAAGCAATCGCTTCCGATTAGCTGTTCGACATCGACCGCCACTTGAGGTGCATTTCCCAGGTCGCCTTCAGGTTGCCGACCACGATGTCCTCGGGGCCAACGGCGTTGGTGTTCGCGCTCATGTACAGCTCGATCTTGGTGCCGAACTTCTCAACCTCACCCATCAGGGCGAGCTTGTTGGCCTCAGTCATGAGGGCCACGTTCGCGATGGTGCTGGTCTCCAGAACCACCTGCGCCACGTGCGGCGAGAATGCGCGAGGGGTCAGGCCGAGACCATCCACGCCGAGCGGCTGCTCTGCGCTGAGCTTCACGAGTGCGGACTGCGAGCCTGCAGTGCCTGCGCCCACGATCACGTAGGGGCTGCCGTCAGTGTCGAACTTGACGTCCGAGACGGTGGCGAAGCGCTTTGCGAGCGCGTCACGGAGTTCAGCGGCGATTGCTTGGGACTTGTACGATTGAGCCATTGTGGATTCTCCTGAAAAACAGAAAGTGGGTGAGGAAAGTTTTCGTTCAAGGGTGTAGATTACGAGCCCTGGGGGCCGAAAAAATGGTAAAGCCCTAATCTTGAGGGTATGAAGGAATGCAGCCTGTGCGGCCTACCGAAGCCTCTGAGCGACTTTCACGAGCGAAACGATCGCGGCACAGGGGGCCGACGTAGCCACTGCGAGGCCTGCAGATCGAAAGCGTACTTCAAGAAGCGCTACCCGGTTCCGTGCGGGGTCTGCTCAGAACACAAGCGGCTGGACGTGAACGGCAATTGCCAGAAATGCAATGCGATTCAAGGGCTTAGGCAATGCAAAAAGTGCCGGAACCTGCTGGCCGTAAGCCTGCAGTTCTACGGGCACAAAGCTCTCTGCAAAGACTGTTTAGGTCGGCTTCCCAAGCGCCGGGGCCGTCTTGGGAGCAGGCGCTGAGGGCTGTTCCGGCTGTACGACTTGCACGGGAACAGGCTTGGCTTCCGGAGGCGGGAGAGGTTTCAAGGGCAGCTGATCCTTGCCCGTTGGAATGTGCCCTTCGTACCCTGGAACTTGGCTGGCTGCGTGGGTCTTGGCCTGGCCCGGTGCTGCGCCGCTGGCCTTCTTCTGACCCTTCGCGTTGATGAGTGCCAGCTCTGCGTGGTCAGGCGTGTGCCCGAACCCGAGGCTGAGGCTCAGATTGTGAGTACCACCGACTGCTGGAATCGCTTCGAGCTTGTTGCGCACCGAGCGGGCGAACTGAGCTGCGTGCTCATGGCTGGGCACGAAGGCGTGGAACTCGTCACCACCGATGCGGAAGACTTTGCCGTGTGCTCGACCAACAGCCTCGTCCATCGCCTCACGGATCGCACCGCCCATGGCAGAGATGGCTTTGTTGCCGGTCTCGAAGCCGTGGAGCTTGTTGATGCCGCCGAAGTCGTTGCCGTCCATGCGAATGTGGACGCCCTGCTTGGGCCGGCTGAGGAAGTCCAGGTAAGCCTTCTTGTTGCCCAAGCCCTTGACCATCGAGTCGGTGAAGATCTCGTTGGTGAGATGCTTGAGAACATCAGGGTGGACGTGCCCAGCTTTGACCGCTTGGCGTAGACCCTGAAGAGCTGCGTCGAGATGGGGCTCGACCTTGGAAAGCGACATGAAGTACTCCTCGGACTTTTGCAGATCGTCTTCAATCTGCTTGTAACCGAGAGTAGCGCTGCCGGCCTGTACGTTGTCAAGCATCTGCTGTAGGTCTTCTGGCGACAGCGGGTGGCCGTCGAGGTAGGCCTTCCCGTTGTGGAACTCCATCAGCTGGGCTTCGGGCACGCCGACGCGATGGTATTCAAACCGCGACTCCGGGCCTGCGGTCGGAGGGGTGATCTCTTCGTTGATCAGCTCGGGGTGCTTGCCCTGGCGCATGTCTTCCATGTTGACGACCTTGTAGTACATGCTGTTCGCCAGACGCCAGATGACCTTCGAGGCCTCGGCTGGGCTCTTCTTCTGCAACTCTTCCAGCCAGCCAACGTGATCTTCAAGCACCTCGAAGTGCTGGCTGTCGAGGTAGAACTTGCCGATGACGGTCGTGTGCAGATCGTCACCGTGTGGGTGGATCTGGCAGAGCAGGTACAGATTTTGAAGGCCTTCCATGAGCTTACCCTACCCCACTCTGGTCTGATTGTCCAGAGCTGTCATGTGCGTAGTTTGAGTACTGGTGGAACGGAGCCTTGAGAATGTCCACGATGGTCGCACCGGGCTTGCGGCTCTCGTGCTGAAGTGATACGAGGCGGCGCCGAGCTTCGTCGATGTACCGAGCTGGCACACCGTGGCGGCGCATCTCCATGTCGAGCTTCTGCGGATCGAGAGCTTGCACCCACTTGGCCGCTTCCGGGTGGAGAGCGAGGTTCGTCGGCGAGCCGTGGTACCCGTTGTAGAATCTGAGGTAGTCTGGCGTAGGCGTCATGTGCATGTCGTTGTCGGCGAAGGCGTAGCCGTGGTCGATGAGCTTCATGCCACCAGGCGTCATCATGAAGTTGCCACGGTGACGGTCGTGATTGGCTGCGATGATGTTCATCATCGTCATCTTGTGCAGCTCGCCACTGTCGCCGAGCTGCTTCAGGGTTGCCTGATGCTCGGGGTTCTCGGTGTCGATGTGCTGCCCGCCTGCGACGTTCTGAACGACGGTGTGCTTCTGGCCAGAGCGAGGGTGCAGCACGATGCCGGTGGGCGTGACGTACTGGCCCATACCGTAGTAGTCCCGTGCCAGGTTGTGGTACAGGGCCTCGCGGCTCGGCTCATCGAAGTCGTTCTCGTCGTGGCTCGCTTTCACGTACAGGCGCTTGCCTTTGTTCTTCGTCCAGAAGCTCTGGTGCGCGTTAATGCCCTCGGTGCCGTGTTGTTTCTCAGCGTCGAAGTCGAGACCGTCAATCATGTCCTTGACGTCGTCGTGGTGCGTGTACTCGGGCACTGCGTGGACAGCGTGGCTGGCGATAGAAGGCTCTGCCAACGGCTCCGGGTACCGCTGAACGCTGGCGCCTTTCGCACGAGGAATCTTCATCAGGTCTTCGGTCGTCCACGAGTGAGCCTTCTCACGCGGCACACCGATGAGATGCTCCGGCGTGGTGCCGAAGAAGACCATCTTCTTGCCACCTGGGATATAGCCGGTGCCGGGCTTCACGGTCTTGCCGCCGTACTGCACGGTCTCCGGGATGTCGTCGGACATCTTGATCTTCTTGGGCCCCGGCTTGATGCCCTTCATCAGGTCGATGGCAGCTTCCTCGAACTTGACGATCTGCTGCTCCTTCGCTGCCTTCTCGCTGGGAGCCAGGAGCTGGGGCACGAGGTAGTGAAAGTACATCAGCATCGCCGGCATCTCGCCGTACTTCTGAACCCAGTCGCTGTGAGTCTTCGCGGTGCGGGCTGCGAGTGCAGCGTCGACACCTTCCGACTTGCGCATGTACGGGCCGACCGCGTCCCAGAAGGGCTTGTGGTCGGTGGCCTCGTTCCAGCCGCCGGTCTTCATGCCACGGCTGGCCTCGTGGGGAACGATGCCGACCCAGTTCTTCCAGAACGCCGGGAAGATTGCATCCTCCGGCTTCTCGAAGTGAGCGCCCCACTTGGGGTGCTGGAGCATGTGCTTGACTGCGTCGTGGTGCTGGCCGTAGTAGCGATCGAGCCCGCCCATGATGTGGCTGTTGTCCGGGTTCCAGAGCAGGCCGTCCCGAATATACTTGATGGTCTCCATGTCCTTGTCTTTGTCAAGACCGAACAGGTAGCGGCTGAAGTGCGTGTCGGGCACGGTGACGTTGCCACCGCCCAGCATACCGTAGGTGTAACGGGCCGTCTTGGTCGCGAGACCTGGAACGCTGGGGCCTGCGGTGTACGGGCCGATGTCAGGACGACCCTTGGAGGTCTCACGCTCACGCCGAGCTTCCCAGAGGCCTGCTGCCTTCTTGTGGAACATCAACTCTTCAACGGCCGAGCGGGCATCGTGACGGTGACGGCCGATCAAGCCCATCAGGTTGTCGTGCAGCGTGTGGTACTTCTCCATGTTCTTGAACTTGTTGTTCGCAAGCATGAAGCCACCGATGTCGCCAGCCTTGCGGCCAGTGAGCTTCGAGTCCTTGCCCATGCGAAGCAGAGACTCCAGGCGCGAGAAGTGGTCGCGGCTGTGCTCCGGCCACTGCTGGGGCTGGTCGCGGTTGAACCAGTCGGCCTTCAGCTTCTCGTGGTCATGGGGCTGACGCAGGTCGACGCCGGTGTGCTTCATCGAGTCCACGAGGTGGGCGTACATCAACTCCTGCATGGGCACCGGGGTGTTCGGGCTCAGCTGGCTGAAGAGCACGCCGTGCATCACGACCTCTGGGGGCAGAGTGCCGTTCTTGAGGTGCTGGTGAACCTTCGACCAGTTCTCCATCGCGTAGTCGTGGAACTTCTCGACCTTCGGGTCGTGCATGATGTTGTGGAACTTCTGCGCGGCGTCCGGGGTCTCTTTGTCCCTGCTGGGGATGTACATCGGGAAGCTGCCACGCGGGGTGTGTAGCACGCCGGTAGTCTCATCGAAGTGAGGCTTCTCGATGCCCGGGTTGGGCTCAACCGGCTTACCACGAATGGTGAGGCGGTTGTCGGGCTCGACCTTGATGGGCGCAGCCTTCGCAGGAGCTGCTGCTTTCGCTGGAGCCTTTCCGGCAGCTTTGGCCGGATTCTTTGCCGGATTCTTCTTGGGCTCTTCGACCTTGACCTTCTCCTTGATCTTCTTCACCAGGTAGTTCTTGATGACGTCCTTCTGCGCCTTCTTGATGGTGTAGTCGTGAACCAGGTCGGCGAAGCGGTCGATGAAGCCATCGCTGGCCTCAGGCAGGCGGTGCTTGAGGAATTTCCTGAACGGGGTCTTGCGATCCCAATCGCGGGCAGCAGCCTTGACGCGGTTGCGCAGGCCTTGGTCTTCACGCTGCAGAGCCGAGCCCCCGGTGAGGGTGCCGGGAGCTGCGTTGTAGCTGCCGGCTTCGAGAGCCTTGCGAATCTCGGGCGAGTCGATCTCCGGCTTGCCTTCCCACTCCATCGAGCCACCCAGCGGGGTGAAGTTCGGGTGGGCGTGCTCGCCCTTCTTGACCGTGGGGTCGTTGGGGTCGGCGATGACGCCAGAGTGGCAGCTCTTGTTGCAGGGCTTGATGGTCGCCGCGACACGTCGGGCAATGGAGCGCAGGAGGCGGTTGCCACCCTTCTCCTTCTCCAGGGTGGTGCCCTCGATGCTGTACCGGATGAGCAGGGGCTCGCCGTTCTTCTGGTAGTCGCGAATCATCGCAGCTGCCGCGATCGCACCCGGGTGACCCGAGCTGTCGAACAGGCGGCAAATGCCGTAAATCATTGGGAGTTGGATCTTCTGCCAGTACTCCAGTTGACGGCTGTCGGTGCAGTCCTCAGGCCCGAAGATCTTCTTGCAGAACACGACCTTGCCGATGATGTCGTTCGCGCTGGCTCCAGCCGCGTCGTCGCCTCGGTGCTCCCAGTTGAGGACGCCCAGGCCTTGCTCCATGTCGGAGATGTCACAGCCCTCTACGTCCAGGATCTCCCCACTGGAATCAATAGCTTCAGAGGCGAATACGCCGTCGATGATCATGGACATGTTACTGATTCTCCTCGCGACCCATGGATGGAAGATTGCCTCTTGCGTTCTGGTAGCCTGTCGTTGTAGGGTGCGAACCATGAACCCACTCAACCTGCAGGACGCGGCTCTCGCCTTCCGCATGGCTCTCCGGAATGCCAGCTACGAGGAGCTGGAAAAACTTCAGTCGATGTACGCTCGATGGACGATGGACAGCAACTTCGCCAGCGCCCTGGAGCCCACGGCGGGTATCAGCCTCTCGATGCAGGCCGAGATGGCGCAGAGGGACTGGATGAAGAAGCCTGAGGAGCCTGACCTTGGCGGGCCTGGCAGCTGGGATCGTGACGCATGAAAACCACACCACTCGAAGGAGCACTCTATGAAGTTTGCGAACAAGAAGGACGCAAAGATGTGTGCGCTGTGCAAGAAACGCCCCAACACCTTCTCAACGGGCGGGAAGTACAAGAGAGATCAAGATCACGACCTGTGCCGGCAGTGCCACAAGAGCCTGTCAGACTCCGACTGGCAACGACGCAACGCATCAAGAGCCGGCTCGTCCGAACCCTCCTCTGGCTCGCAACCCTCGGCCCTACCGCCCTTTTCATCGCTGACCGGGTAGCTCACTTCTTTGGAGTCTGCCTTGGCCACTGAGACCTCGAAGTACCGAGTCACCTACCGAAGGTTCAACGAGTACGTCGACACAGGTACCCACCTCACCAACGTTCACATTGTGTTGGAGTGCGACGTGGTGGCACTCGATGCCACAGATGCAATCGCCAAGGCGGCAGTCGCTTTCATGCCAATCGCCCATTGGTCTGGAGACTGGAAGGTTCGTATGCTCCGTTCCCCGCAAGAGGTTGAGTTTGTTGGATCTTCACCCGACCGATCCACAATCGTGAACCTGACGAAGATGGGTACTTGACGGCGGGGATCGGCTCATGTAGAACACGTCTCACTTACCAAGGAGCACACAATGGGCTGGGACGGAAACGACGCATGGAAGACGAAGAAGATGGTGGTGATGGATTCTCTCCGCCCGGGTCGTTTTGACGGCCTGGTGATCATCGCCCACAAGAGCACCCGCTCGGGCCTCTGGATGGTCGTGGAGAGCCCTGAGACCGGCCTCCGCGCCATCTTCTTCGACCTGATCGAGAAGCAGGACGGCCGCTACTACGTCAAGGGCATGGCTGAGTCGGAGTGCCCCTACTACTTCGACTGCCCGCAGAACCTGGTCGACATGGTGCCGCCCACCGCCGACAAGGCCTTCATGTTCAGCACCCAGTGGCGTGCGATGCGCGCAGAGGCCCGACCGTGAAGGACGACTACAAAAAGCTGAGCCACGAGTGGGGCTCCAAGCGCCGGAAGGAAGACAGCCGGGCAGCCAAGAGCACCCTGAAGAAGCCGACTCGCGAGGAGCTGGCGGAGATCGAGTTCGAGAAGGTCATGGAGAGAACTCACGAAGCAATGGCGAATCCACCCGCTGCATGTGAGCGCTGCAAGAAGAAGTTCAAGAACGATCCGCCGTTCCGCACTTGGACTGGAAACAAGTGGGTCTGCGACGACTGCCTGGAGGAATACCTGTGATCCCAAAAGTCTACATCCACCTCAAGACCGGAAACGAGTACCTGGTCTTGCATCGCGGCGTCGTCAATGCTACGAACGCTCAGAACGGGGAGCAGATGGTTCTGTACACCCCCTACACAACGAACCCCGGGCACAACCCGTGGTACGTGCGGTTGGAGTCGGAGTTCGACACGAAGTTCAAGGAGAAGACGCCATGATGGACGACATCGAGATGCTGAAGCTGGAGAACAAGGGCCTGCGTGCGCAGAACAAGGCGCTGATCGACGAGGTTCGGATTCTCAGGCGATACCGGCAGATCATCGAGCGTTCATCTGCCATCGTCGACAACATGCCGAGTGCGGCTGCTGTCACCGAGGGGTCGCCTCTCCCTATCATGGAAGAGCACGACGAGCCGCTGTTTACGATGCTCGCTGAGTAGCGTACTCGTCGTAGCCAGGGCTCTTGTACTGCACCCGTCCAGCGCCGTTGAACCCATACCCGGGCATCAAGGTAGTCAGGACGCATCGGCAGTGAGGGTGGAGGCCGCCGATCTTCGGGTTGGCGTCTCCCTTCTTGTGGTACGAGCTGCCGACCTCGCTGAGCTTCCAGACCTTGGGTGTGACCTGGTCGGGCTGCACGTGGAGCCTGGTACATTCGTCACAACGCACCCCATCACGAACCGTCACGAAGAACACTGTGGGGTCGTCGATGCCGGCCGCTGCGTTGCTGCGCACGATGCCGTCCATGATGCTGGTGTTGCGCACCACGGTGGACTCGGTCTCGAAGATGCGCTTCAGCTCTCTCGTGGTCTCGCCCATGACCTCGTACAGCTGCCCGCCGAGCACCGTCTCGATGTTCGTGTCGATGCCCTTGTTGCTGGCCTCGGTGAGGAAGGCTTGAACGGCTTGCACCGTCTTGGCCTTGGCCCGTTCCTTGGTCGCGTCGATGTAGCTGTTGGAAATCTTCAGGAGCGTCTTGAGCACATCGGCATCTGGGTGGACACCCTCTTCAGCCGCTGCCATGTCGAAGATGCCCTTCAGCGTCAGCTCGGGCTTGTAGGCGATGTACAGACGCTTGCCCGTGGGGTGCTTGTCCCCAAGGGTGTGCGAGCGAATCTTCTCGAAGAGGCTGTCGACGGCCTTCTCGATGAGCTTGACGGCTGCTGGGCCCAGGCGCGGCTTCATGGGTTACCCCTTCTTCTTGGCCGTGGGCTTGTGCTTGTCAGCGACGTCGACAATCTCTTTGACTGCCTCGCGTGCCTCGTGCTCGAAGGTCTGGAGGGCCTTGCGGACGAACATGCGCTGCTGAGCCAGGAGCTTCCGACGGCTGGAGGGCATCTGGGCTTCCGACTTGCTGAGGAGGCCGCTGAGTTGATCAAGACTGCGAGTCAGATCTTGCGGCTGATCGTCTGCTGTCGGCGAGGCGTCGTCTCCACCAGGCTGGGGCTGAGCGCCCGCGTCCTGGGGGCCATCCCCACCATCAGGGCTGCCGCCAGAATCTTCACCGCCACCACCCCCGCCTCCGTCGTCTCCGCCACCACCCGGAGGAGGCTGTTGCTGCGCCATCTGAGCTTGCTGCTCAGCCTGCTGCTGGGCCTGGAGGAGGGACATCTGCTGGAAGTAGTTCGGGTTGTTGAGGAAGTCATAGCGTGGATCCTTCGATGCGCCCTTCATGCCGAAGAAGTGCTCCATGATCATGCCCTGGGGCACGTACTTGTCGAGAACAGCTTGCCACTGCGGGTTGAGGAGGAACTGGCCACCCCACTCTTTGCCGACCGGCTTCTTCTCGACCTTGTCGAGCACTTCGTCCATCGACATGTGAACTGCCATGTCTTGCTGGAGTCGGGTGCTCTCTTTCTCTGCGGTCTCGACGTCCAGACCCACGAACTTGAGGCTGCAGGTCTTCGACAGCTCTTCGTCGATGAGTGGCAGAATCTTCGCGTTCATGAAGTTCTGGAACTGAGCCAGCAACGGCCGAATGCCGACGTCGCGGTGAGCTTCGAGCTTGTACTCGTTGTTCGACTCGCTGAGGGCCTGGTTGTTGGTACCACGCGACAGGTGGGCGTAGCCGGGCAGCTCTTCTGGGCTCATCTGGAAGCCGGAGAGGATGACCCGTGCGTTGGTGTCGCTGAGGTACTGGAACTCCATGTCGCGGGAGCTGTTGTCGATGGGGTACCAGCCAATGTCGTCATCGGTGCCGACACCGAAGATGGGCATGCGCCAGGCATTGCCGACCGAGTTGATGCTCGCCTGGAACTGCTGGCGGATGTGCTTGATCACGCCATCGTCAGCGTCGTCCGACTTGATGACGATCATGCCACGGGCAGCTCGACCAGACTGGAAGTAGAGCTTGTTGTGGTTGCCGATGTTGATGTGCGTGGTGACAGCCGTGATGATGGTGTCCAGCGGGGTCAGCGGGTAGCCGTCCAGCTCGACATCGGTCACGGGGTAGAAGTTGTGGACGAGGCACTCTTCAGCAGTGAAGGCCTGCACCGGGCGGCCGGCGATGACCTGCACCCAGGCGTACTCGTCGTCCTGGAAGCGTTCGGGCTCCAGGTCTTTGTTCTTCACCTGCTCCAGGAGCTTGCGGGCTTGCTTGCGGACAGCGTCGCCGGCTTCCTTCTGAGGAGCTGCGCGGTAGATGGTGCCGGCGTCGATGGGGCGGAACGAGTGGAACTTCTTCTTCCTATCCATGCCCATCGAGTAGATGGCTTCGACAGCGACCCGGCCAAAGAGGCAGGCGTTGCGAGCACACATGTGCATGAACTGGCCAAAGCTCAGGGCGTCGGTGTCCTTCCAGCCCTTGGTCTCGCCACAGCTGAGGATCTTCAGCTCTGCAGCGCTGATGCGGTCTTGCAGCTTCTTCTTCTCGTCGTCGTTCAGCTTCTCAAGGAGACCGGGCTCGGGCTCGATTTTGAAGCCGGTGCTGAAACGGTCGGGCTGTGGACGGCCGAAGCTCGACAGCTGGTTCGAGCGGGCGTTGCAGATGGCAGCGACCAGGTCGTCCTGGATGCCGATGCGCTTCAGAACCTCGTCAGGCAGGAGGCGCTGCTTGACCTTGTAGAGGGACTGGTAGGTGTTGTTGAGGCTGGGGTCTGTGTCGAACGCCAAGCGCTCGATGGTGTCACCCGGGCCGTTGAGCAGATTCATCACCGACTTGACGAGCGGGCTCATGCCAGCGACCCGCCTGTTCTCGGCTTCAATTTGTTCCTTGCTCAGTTCACCTGCACCGAACGGGTCGGTGAGGGCGACACTGATCGCCTTCTTCGACGCGCCCTGCTTGGAGGCTCTACCGCCTACGATCGACTCGATGATGTTCTTCGCCAGAGGGCTGAGGTCATCTGACTCGATGCTGTTGCGTTTCTTGGCCATTGGTTACTCCGCGTGAATCACGACCACATTCAGCGTGACCGGGGCTCGATTGACGATGGACAGAGACCATGCTGGCCCCCGCTTGAAGTAGGGTGCCGGTCGATCTGGGTTGCCGGCCTCGATGGGAGAGAGGCGCTGGCTGTTGTCGGTCGCGCCGTTCAGCCTGATACAGGCCTCCTGGTCGACTTCGATGTAGATGACTGACTTGGAATCGGTGTAGAAAATCATGCCGCTGGTGCCGGGGGTGATGCCGGTCTCAGGGGGCAGCGCCGTGGTGCTGATGACTTCGATGAAGGTGCTGGTGACAGCCACGACGTCGAAGGTCTTTCGGGTCGAGGTGGCGAAGCCAGAGCTGATGTCGACCTTGTCGCCGACCTGGACGCCTGCGGTGCTGAAGGCCTGGAGCTGGGTGGAGCTGGTCAGCGTGACGACCTCGTTGGTCGCCGCGAAGTCCACACCCGCGAACCGGGCCAGGCTGAGGCTGGTGGAGCTGAGGACGGCCAGCACCTGCCAGTACCCGCCATTCAGGGCCGAGAAGGGCCCAGCGGTGTCGCCGGTGGAGGCATCAGGAATGAAGATGGTGTCGCCTGCGTTCACGCCCGTGAAGTCGGGGCCGGCCGGCACACTCATGATGATAGTGCTGTTCGCCTGAACCGCGATGGTGACCGCGATGCCGCTGAGGGCCAAGGAACGATCGGTGCGGAAGGTGGGGTTGGTGCCACCAGTCCAGGTGATGCGGTACCGGCTGGGATCCAGCGGGGAAAGGCTGACCGCGAAGGCGGTCGATCCGCTGATGGTGGTGGCCCGGGTGCCGTCGAAGATGAGCTTGGTCGCACCGGGGTCGATGCTGTGGGACTCAGCCTTGGGGTCGCGCACCTGGATGCCGCTGGCGTCGCGGTTCCAGTCGACGTACCTCAACCTCGGGTTACTGTTCAGGCTTTTGTCGCCAAAGGCGAGCAGTTTCATCGTTACGTTGAGGAAGGCGTCCATTCTCTGTACCCCTAAGGTGTTGTTCCAAAGTAAGATTGCGGTTACCCGTCGAAGACGAACTTGCCCCGACGTACGGTCTTGGTGGTGCCGCCATCTGAGACCTCGCCCGTCAAGGCGGCGATCTGATTCTTCAAGAAGTTGGCCGGAGAGCCTGGCTTGAGGTTGCCGGTGGCTTCTGCAATGGTATTCCTGATGTCTTCCAGGTCTGACGACTTGCTGTTGGGGATGTTGATCTTCCCCTTGGGGGCGAAGACGTTCATCACCATGTACCGCATGGCGTCAACCTCGTCGTCCTCGTCCTTGTCAGGCTCTTCGCTGATATGACCGCCAGCGTCCGTCATGAAGTGGTACTTCTCGATGCGGCTGGCCAGGAACTCGCAGCCCGGGTCGTCCTTGAGCAGGAACATCTGGGGCACCCCGACGGCTGGCATGAGCTTCATGCGAACCACCTCGATGCCGGCCTTGACCGACCCGGGGTACTTCGACCACTCGCGCATGTTGAAGCCCTTGCGCTTGAAAGTCTTGATGTCGGCCGGGTAGGCTTCGTCGCCGAAGATGGTCGGGGCGTAGGTCTTCAGGGGTTCGCAGACGGCCACCTTCTCGTCCAGCTCCAGATTCGGCATCGCGATGACCGTGAAGATGAACATGAACTGTCCGAAGACGGCAGCCACGGTGACAGCGAAGTTGTGGGTGAAGCCGAAGTCCATGCCAGCGTAGAACCGGGCCCCCTTGTCGAGCATCAGCTGGAGGAGCTGGGCCTTCGTCATGTGCTGATCGTGCTTCTCGCCGGTGATCATCTCCGCCATCTGCGAGGCGGTCTTCATGTGGGTCTCGCGCTCGAACTTGGGGTAGATCAAGCCGCTGGCGTCAGGCTTCCGGCAGAGAAGCTGGGTCTGGACTGCGGCGGCGCTACTCTGCTTGAAGGCGTTGATGATGGCCGAGATCGGCTTGAGCATCGTGCTCTGGCTGGTCTGGTGTGTGGCCAGACGACCCTTGCACGCAGAGAACAGAGGACACTTCTTGCAGCCCGCGAACCCCTCACGAGGGTAGAACTTCTTCTGGTTCTGCTCATCGAGGAGCTTGTAGTCTTCCTCGGTGATGTGGCGCAGGGTGGAGTCGTTGATGTAGTAGGTCTGCTTCGGCTTCTCGGGCTCGTGGCGTTCGGGCTCACAGGCCTTAGTGATGTCGATGACGTTCCAGTGCCGGACGTGCAAGCCGGTCTCGGAGCTGTTGGCGATCTCCGTCTGCACGAGGCCGTAGCTGAACTTCCGGGTGGAGGTCAGGAGCGTGATAGGCATCATGCCGGCACGAGGGTCGGGAATGTGCTTGGCCTCTTCGTACGCTCTGATGTGCTGCTTCGGAACGACGTCGACCTCGTCAACGCAGAGGAATTCGGTGTGGGCCGAGTTGGCACCCTGCATGGTGCAGAGGACGATCTGGATGTAGTTGTACTTGCGCTCGTAGGCCAGCTTGGCGGTGGAGTCGAGGTCTAGCCATTCCTTCTCGGTCAAGCTGCGCCCGGTCTCGGCGTTGTAGTACCGGCTGATTTCGATCTTCTTGACGTTCTGCCCGATGCGGAAGTCGCGGATGTACGGACGGGCGAAGAAGTCTCGCACGTACTCCTGGCTCTTCTTCGACTGGTCGAAGATGGCTGCCATGTGAGCGACGTTGCGACCGAGGTGGAGCACCTGCAAGACTTCGAGCACCGAGGCACCCAGCGTCTTGAAGCCACCACGGTTGGCGTACGCCATGACGCGGCTGAAGTCTTCGTCGTTGTTGAGTCGGGCCTTGTTGTAGATCTCCCAGATCATGTCCATCGGCGAGCTGTTGCTCTCGTCGCTGACGATGGTGTCCGGGAAGAACAGGTCGGCGCCCAAGAAGACACGAATCCATCGCGCCAGTGCGTCCTTCGTCTCACATGGAGTGAAGAGCAGCTGACGAATCTCGTCGTCTCTGTCGGGAACCAGGTCTGACACTTACGCCCCTGTCTGTTTGACCTTGAGAGTGACCGGGTCGGAGACCGCCCAGCCGATCGGTTGGTATACCTGCGCGTAGCGGAGGCGGACATCCTCGACCACCTCTTGGATGGTCGCCCGCTTGATGCTGGGCCACCCGTAGTCCATGTACGAGTAGCCGCCGTCTTTGTAGCTGATCAGGCAGACGTTGTGGCCGCCGAACCCATTGCGGTTGCCTTCCCACTCTTTCCCGCCGGTCTTGTACCACATGACGGTGAGCAGGTCGCCACGCTCGAAGCCGATGTCGCCGCTCCAGTTGGAGACCTTGGCCAGCTCGTTGTTGAAGACCGCTGCGATGTAGACACCGAACTCGTCACAGTCGCCGATGAGAGCCCGTGGATCGTTGTTGGCTCGCCACTGCACAGCCTCAGCGCTGGAAACGGCATCGCCAAGCTCTCGCCAGGTGTCTGCACGCCACTTCAAGCCTCGGACGTAGTTGACGAGGTCTTCGATGTCAGGGAACCGCTTCAGCTCAGCGAGCTTGTTCCTTTCCCAGAGAAACTGGTAGAGCTTGTACCAGAAGCGAGCGATGCCCGACTTCAGGAAGAAGAGAACGGCCGTGGTTGAAATCTTCAGGAACAGCTTGTTCATTTCTTCACCTTCAGCCCGGAGTCGAGCCGCTTGAGGAGTGTGTCAGCTTCACCGACGGTCATCGGTCGATCACCACGCACCGTGACAGGCTGTGCGTTGTCTTCAACAACGTGCCGATGGAGCACGTCGCCGGTGACCTTCTTGGTGGTGTTGCCTTCTTGGCCAGTGAGCTTGAGGATCAGCTCGACCAGCTCCTTGTACTGCTTGAAGCTCATGTCCTTCCATTCGCCGAGCTGTGCAGCGTCGCCGGTCTGGAGGTACCTCTGAAACTTCTCGCCGGCCAGCTTCTCGAAAGCAGCCAAGGCATCAGACACGAAACGAATCGACCCAAGCTGCTTGGCCTGGGCGACCTGCCTGATGTTGAGCATCAGATGTTCGAGGTGCTGGTCTCGTTGGCTGTCCCAGTCGTTGTCGATACGGGCCCGAACAATGATGCCCAGGCCGAAGGCCGGATTCAGCTTCGCGATCTCTTCACAGGTGTGGCCCTGGAGGAACAGGGTGAAGAAGTTGCCTGCCGTGCTGGCGGCGAGAGGAGGCTTATTTGCCTCGACGTACTTTTGGTACGCTTCCCTTTCCTTCGGTGTCAAGACCTTTTCGGCCCGAACCAAAGCTGCTGAATTGTCCACTCTGGAACTCCTTGCGTCTGGTGCCGGAGTAGACCACCTGTTTCCCGGCTCTCACCATAGTGTACCAGGAGTCCCCAAGAAGGGCCCAGACACCGCTTTCGATCCGTGTCAAGGGGGTCAAGTCCTTGAGCGTCTTCCCCGGCTTCATGTTGAGGTGGAACACCACCTTGTGCTCATCAAGATTGATGGCCACGCGGTGGGACTTGATGCCAGGCACCATGATGGAGGGCCAGAGATTCAGGGTTTTGACCTGGTTCTCGGAGATCCGCCCCGTCCACTCGGTAAGCAGCCGCATGGCTGCAAGGTGGTCAACTGCCTGGGTTTTTTCGTCGCTCATGAGTTGCTCAGCCTCTGGTTGACCATCGTTCGGAGTGTGGCCACGTCGGTGCCGTACTTGGGTACGTACGTGTCCATAAACACTTGAATTGCCTTGTGAATCCCCATTGACTCGCTCACCTGCTTGGTGGCGTTCTGAGTCTTGAAGGTGCGCACCCGGCAGCCAGCCCAGACAGCCTTGCGGGCCTTGATGAAGTTCTCGTCACCGTGGATGTCGACGATGTACTTCCACTTGGGGTTGATCTCCATCTCCAGAGGAGCTTCCTGACGGTCTTCAACCCGCAAGAGCTTCTGGCACCACTGGGCCGTGTCGAAGGTCTTGCCGCCGGTCATGAGCTGGCCGTTGGCGACCTCCAGCAGGAACAAGGCTCGTTCCACGCCCACGTCCGACAAGCTGCGCCACCTGGGAGCGCCGATGTAGGTCACGTTGGCGAACCGCTGAGGGGTGTGGATGTGACCACTGACGAACTGGCGATCTTCAAAGCCAGCCAGGCTGATGCCGTCGCTGGCGAAGAACCCGTTCTCGTACTTCGAGCCATCGAAGGTCTGGTGGCAGAAGACCACCTTCTCGTTCGGTGAGCAGGCCAGGTCGTTGATGAAGTCCTGACCGCTGTGGCGGTAGGGCACCAGCAGGCAGCCGTCGACTCGCACTGGGGTATCTACGACTCGTACTCCAGTGCCCAAGCATGCCATCATCGCGTGAGCGCGTGTGCTGGCGTCGCCAGGCATGTCGTGATTGCCCACAAGCGCGTAGACCTCTGCGCCTTGGGCTGCGATCTCCTCAAAAGACCTGCGCCAGAAGGCCATCACTTCAACGTGCATGATGGCGTGGTTGTGGAACTGGTCTCCCATGAACAAGACGTAGTCTGGCCTTTCGGCTCGGATCGTTTTCAAGATCCCGGTGATCAGCATCTTGCAGTCGTCCAGCTCGTCGACCACCGCGTGGGGGTCGCCAATCAGCAACCACTTAGCCATTGGTGACGACCATGATCGCGGTCTCGGGCACCAGGATGAATTCCTTGCCGTCCACCGTGAAGACTTCCTTGACCCAGTTCTGCACGACCTGGTCGCCGCGCACGAAGACCTTCTGGCCCGGGTAGAACCCACTATCGCTGGCCAGCACGACGGTCAGCTCCTGCAGGTTCACCTTCTTGTCGATCATGGCGATGCCGCCCTTGATGACCTTCTCGATGTTCTGCTTGGGGAACGCAGTGCAGGCCACGACCTTGTTCATGGTGCGTGGCGTCGGTGGGAAGACCTGGAGGTAGCCGCTGGTGACCGGGCCCTGGGTCACGGTCAGCTGGGTTGATGGAGCGTGGGTGCCACTGAGACTCTCGTCGTTCATTGCGGTACTCCTTTCATGCGGAGGAGCTTCTTTTCGACCAGACGAAGCTCCTGAATTTTCGATCGCATTGCGAGGATAGCATTCGACTCTTCCATCTGCAAGTCTGGCCTGTTTTCTGCATCGGCCTCGTACCGCTCAAGGAGCGTGTCACCTTCACCGTCGGCCATGGTGTGGTCACCGCTCACACACGAGCTGGCAGCCAAAAGCTCAGCGATTTCCTCGGGATTGGTTTGATGGGCCTTCTCGACGTCTTCGTTGACAGACTCCGCCATCTTGGCGTAGTCAACGGCATCTCCCATCTTCCGGCGGGCCTTGTTGGCGCGGTAGATCTTGCGCTTGTCGACCGGGTAGAAGTGGATGAGGGTTTCGGAGTACTGCTCGATGCGGTCGCCGATCATGCGGCCGATGGCCACGGCACGGAACTTGCGGTAGGCCTCCAGCTCTTCCTCTTCGGACATGTCGCTGGTGTCCGGGGGCACGAACTTGTCGATCGCCACCAAGAGACCGCCGCAGTGGATCTGGATCAGATCCATGTAGGACAGATGAGATTTCGGGGTGTTCGACCAGAAGATGCGCGCCTGGCTGATCGCCAATGGCATGTTCATCTCCATGATTTCCATGCGGATCTCGTTGATCTGCTTGGCGAGCTGGACGATCTTGGCGCCGATCTTGTTCGACTTCCAGTTCTTGGCCTGGAGCACGAAGAGCACGAAGCTGTAGTTGAACCTGAACTGATACAGCCCCTTGTCGGAGCGGCGCTTGAGGGCTCGGCTGATCTTGGAGGCGAAGATGGACTGGCGCTCACGGAAGTACGGACGAGCCGCCAGGATGTTGCGCTTCTTGTCGAGAATCATCGACACGAAGTCGCGGTAGACGCTGGGCCCCCAGGGGTGCTTGATGAGGGTCTTGCGGAACTTCTTCTCCAGGTTGATGAGCAGCTGGAGCTGGCGCCGTTGACGGACGAGTAGAGTCTCCTCGGGGAGGGATTCGTAGCGCTTGATCGCGGCTTCCAGGTTCCCTGCAAACACCCGGAAGTGGGTCTCGTCTTCAAAGAAGGCCATGCACCGATTGTACCACTATGTCAAGTGCCACCTTGAGGCGGTGGCACGTCGTTGCGATCCACCGTGGGAAGTGTCCACATGTCGCGGTTGGTCACGGCCTTGTCGTAGGCTGCCAGGCAGTCCTCAAGGTACTCCGCCAAGATGAAGTCCGGGGTGTTCGACCCGTTCTCCTTCGAGTGGCAGTTGATGAGGTACTCCAGCTCCTTGCGGAAGTCTGGGCGAACCCCTCGGTCGGGGCCTTGAGGCGCACAGCCCTCAGCCTTCCCACAGGTGCAGTTGTCGCAGACGGAGCCCATCAGAATCTCACCGTGTTGGTGGCGTTCTTGATTGCCGCTTCCAGATCGCGGGCCGACACCGTCACTTTCTGGTAGCCGATGTACAACACGACCATGCTGTCGCTATTCCAGTGATTCTCGACCACCAGTGGCTCTGGATGCGCGTCGAGGTTGTCGTCGTACGACTTCACCTCATTTTTGACCTTGATCATTCTGAACCCCAATCGACGACTTGGACGGGCCCGTAGATGTCGTCGAAGATGTCCTTCCGGGCCTTGGCATGCTTGCTCAAGA